GGTATCTGCAGATAGCATACCCAGTATTTGCCGTCTATTGTTGGTGGGTTGTTCTTGATCCATGTAGAACGGGTTAAAAGCCACTGTTTAGTGGTTTTGCCAATCTTGTTAATAGGTGAACGCTTTATTGCTTTTAGCTTGCGTTTAGGGTTGTTATAACACGCGTAACTGAAATGCCCCATCTTCTTGCAAAACTTGCAGGGCTTCTTTGGTGTACGGTCCATAATTTGTTAATACCTCCAATCTGAATAACTTTATTATACAGTAAGTGGTTATGTTATATAAATTATGATACAGTTTATACATGCGTAGATGTTCAAAATGTGGCAAAGAGGGTGAAGACGGTTTTATTGCTTATGCAAAGTCAAAAGCTGGCAAGAATTACTATAATTGTAATGAATGTAATACAGCCAGAATGCGCCAGTATAGAGCTACTAAGGCTGGTGCTGATGCCGCGCGCAGAGCAGTGCGAAAATATGAAGTTGCAAATAACAAAAGGCGTAGAGCTTGGAAAATAGCAAAAAAATATAGCCCAGATATTAAGCCTTGTACTATATGTCAAACTACTATTAACATTCACAAACATCACCCAGACATAAATAAACCAAGATATGTAGTCTATTTATGCGCCCTACACCATAAGCAAGTGCATAACAAAATTATTCAAATAGCGTAAGCTTTGTTATAATTACACCATCAACCAAACCATATACTGGCACTACCAGGAGAAAAAGGAGAAGATGGAATGGCAAAAGAAGTTACCCATAAAGAGTTTGTGGCAAAAATTGCTGATCTAAAACCCAGCGAAGAAAACCCACGCAAAATTGGGCGCAAAGCCTACGAAGCATTAAAAAAGTCACTGCAAGAATTCCCAGAGATGAAGCAGATACGCCCTGTGGTGGTAGATGAACAAATGAATGTTCTAGCTGGTCACCAAAGGCTGTACGCACTGCAGGAATTGCAAGTTAGTGATGTGCTTGTTTTACAGGTAACTGGTCTTACTGAAAAGCAAAAACGTGAATTCATGATTAAAGATAATGTTAGTGCAGGTGACTGGGACACTGATATTATTGCTAACCTCTGGGACTTAGACGAACTTAATGACTTTGGGCTACCAGCATTTAAGCTACCTGGCAACGGTGGTGATGATGGCGAAAAGCAAAAGAATGACTACAAGAACCATGATGTAACCTGCCCTAACTGTGGTTTTCACTTCCCTTTATCTGAAGCTGCAGAAGATTAAACCAGGCTTTTTACTATGAACAAAAAAAGTATTCAGCTTGGTGATGATATTGAAGACGTAACTGCAAAGGTGCGTGGTATTGCAATTGGGCGCGTTGAATACTTAGATGGATCAAAGGCATGGTTATTACAGCCACCATTTGATGAAGATGGCAATAGAATAGCCGTAGTTGAAGTGCAAGATGCGTATGCGGTCCGTGTGGGTGATGGTGTACGCGTAGAGCCAAAGCCAGTTATGGGCTTCCATATAAGCAAGGTAAAGCGCAATGGCGGCTAAGGGAAAAACAACCAACGCTAAGGCAACCACTAAAGCGCCTAAGCCTACTACTGTTAAAAAGCCCACTAAGGTCACTAAAACACCTGCTAAGAAACCGCGAAAAGCACCCAAGCCAAAAATTACTGATGAACAATTTTATGAATGGTTTAGTAAACAGCCGTATAACAAATTTGTTCAATTAACAGAAGCCTGGAATGAAGATAAGCTAAAGATTAAACTTGAAAGCCATGATACCTATGATGGCTGGTTAAACTACTTTAAGGGCTTGCCAGTCAGTAAGTTGCAGTTGCTATCAAAAACAGGGCTTGATGTGTTGCCTGCAGAAGCTTATGCAGCACTATCATTTTGGCGTGACGTTATGAGCAACCCAAGCCGTATTAGTAAAATTCACAAAGCAGGGCTTACACGGGGCGGCAAAGGTGAACAAAAAACTATTACAGAACTTGCTGCAGCCAATGACCGCTATGGGGTTCTTAAGGCTATACGCGACCAGTTGGCAGATCGTATGCAAAATAACCCTGGCAACCGCGACACTGCAGACCTATCAAAGCAACTTACAGAAGTCATGACCCAAATAGCTGATTATGAACGTAGGCTTGCGCCTACTAAGAAAACAAAGCTTGGTGAACTGATGGCTGATATTCCTGCTGGTCCAACGGCTGAAATTGGTGTAAGCAGTAAGCGCCCACCAAAAGATGGCGGTGGGCATAGGCGTACAAGTTTTGCAAGCAGGGTAACAATAAGTGATGTAAGAGGTAAAAAGTAATGGGTAGAAGATACGGTAACCAGACCCCACGCATTGACCAATTTAATGAGGGCGATATTTGGTTGGCTGACAAAACCATTCAGCTGCTAGATCATTATGGCATTCACCTGCTTGAATGGCAGAAATACATTGTTTACTGCTGGCTGGCCGTGAACTGGGACGAAGAAGATAAACAGTGGAAGTGGGCCAACCCAAAGGCAGGTTTGCTTGTGCCGCGCCAGAACGGTAAGACTGAAATTATTATTGCCCGTATCATCGGCGGCATGATCTTTATGGAAGAAGCGCTTATTTACACGGCCCACAGTGACAAGACCGTTGATGAGGTGAAGCGCCGCGTGCAAAATTTCTTTTACCAAGCAGAAGAGGAAATACGCGACTTACTAACACCCGAATTTGATAAAGAGCCTAAGAGCCTAGACTATATTGAGCTACGCAATAAAGGCCGTTGTGTATTCCGTACCCGAACGCGTACAGGTGGCCTGGGTACTACCAATGACACGCTTATTCTTGACGAAGCCCAAGAAGAGACCGATGCCCAGCAGGAAGCATTGCTGCCAACCATTTCTGCAGGTAAAAGCCAAAACCAGCAGATATTGCGTGCAGGAACGCCACCAAGCGGTGCTGGTACTGGCACGGTGTTTGTGCGTATTCGGCAAAATGTCATTGACGGTAAAGACCATGATACCTGCTGGCAAGAATGGTCAGTTGAACTACTTACCCAGCCAGATGATGAAGATGCCTGGTATTATGCCAACCCGTCATTGGGCTATCACCTAATGGTTGCAGCGGTCCGTAACGAAGCCAAAGACATGGCAGTGGACAGCTTCAATAAAATGCGCCTGGGCTGGATCGCAGGCGTTGAAAGTAAGCGTGCTATTTCTGATGGCCTGTGGTCACGGCTTAAGGTAAAGAAAGTAACCCTAGAGCCAGAATATAAGCGCGTGTACGCCATTAAGTTTTCACCAGACGGTAGCGCTGTCAGTATGGGTGTTGGTGTGTACATGCCTAATGATATGGTCCATGTAGAGCTTATTGAGCGCCGCCCAATGAGTGACGGCACTTCATGGATCGTGAACTGGTTATTTGACCGTAAGCATTTGCGCTGGCGCAAGGCAGGCAAGATCATCATTGACGGTGCAAGTGGCACGCAGCTGCTTGTAGAAGAGCTTGTACGCACCGATAAGCGAATTAGTAAGCGAATACTAACACCCAACGTAAAAGAAGCTGCAGCGGCCTACAGTGCCTTTCAGACGGCAGTTGAGCAACGCACCCTAACCCACTTTGACCAGCCAGCATTGAATGGCAGCATCAAGACCGCCAAGAAGCGCAGCATTGGTAGAGATGGCATGTTTGGCTATGCGACACTAAACCCAGACATGCAAATTGACCCAACAGAGTGCGCGGCGTTCTGCTGCTATGGCGCGGTCCGCTTCAAAAATGCCAAAACTACAGGTGGTTCAAGTCAAAAGGTAATGATATAATCAGCCTAAGCTTGTAGATCGTAAGACAGTCTACAATGCCCAGAACTCCAATTCGGCAATAAATGCACCCCAGAAAGCGAAAGCTGCAGGGGTGTTTTGCTTTATAATATGCTTATGGAAAATGAGCCAGACACAGAAAACGTAGTGTACATAGACGAATACCCAGAGCTGCAGAAGCGCGTGTGGCTACGCAGGCTGGCCCAGCAACGGGCTTTAGGGAAGCAGGCAACAACTTATTGTGAAGTGTTTGTGCTGCCAACCCCACCAGACGGCGCGGCCTAGACTATTGACAAAATAGCACATCTATGCTAATATGTAAGTATGATTAACAAAATCAAAAACAAATACTACGAATACAACCCAAGCGAATTTCTACCTATCTACCGTGATGGCAAGATAGACAACATGCGTGACTTCCATTTGCTTAAGGCCAAGAAAGCGGCCCTTGCTATGGATCGTGCCTTTCAGCGTGTACTTGATGCCGCTTATTCAAAGTAGTCTGACCCCCGTTTTTCAAGTCTTTTTATACACTATATAGAAATTTCTTTTAGAAATAATCTATACACTATATAGATACCAACTAATAAAATGGGTGGTTTTGCACATGTTACCCACAGAAAACGGGCGGTTATTCACAAGCGACTTGGCAATTAAATGTGTGTGGTGGTATATTGGAATTCAGACAAACGAATTGGAGGGTACTTATGTCTTACAAATTGAGTAGCAAACGTCAAGAGACTATGCTGCAGCGCGTGGGGGAAGCAGCCCAGCTAATAGATAACAAAGCTTTTTTGCCATTCTATAGGGGTGTTCAAATCATGCTTGAAAAGGCTGGTAAGGCAGATGAATGGGGCAAGATGGTTGAAGTGGCACTTACTAAAGATCAGCCCAGCCACTACTTTGCCAAGCTATGTAAAATGGTCCGTGACGGCACTTATAAATTCGTTACCGCTGTTAAAGAGGTGGCAGGTGAGTTTAAGCTATATGTTCACGACAAGCTTATTAAGTTCAAATTCGGCAAGTATCACAAGTATTGGGTGCATAAGGCCCAGCAATTCATTAACGTCAATGGACAGGCAGGCTTTGAAGAGCTGCTTGAGTTTGCCGATAAAAAGGGCATCAGCCAAAAGTATATGGCCGCCGCATTGAAAAATTGCAAACCGCCAACCCGTCACTATAAAGAAAACGTATTAGGGGTAGCATCGTGATTGACATTGAAAAGCAGAAGCGGCACGGCATACGCCAGGCCCGTAAAACCATTGCTAATATTCTCAAAAAGAAAAAAGACGGCGTGAAACTTACCCAAGAAGACCATGATAAAATTGCCGCGCAGCAAACAATCATTGACCGCTGGCAGCGTGCTGGCGCTAAGGGTTGGAAATTATGAGTAGCGTAAAGGTTGAAGTTAAAGACCAAGACCGCAAGACCCTGCTTGAGCTGGTAAAAGCTGAACGGCGTAATGTCCGCATTGACACTAAAAACCCAGTGACCACCGCCGCCCAGCGCCGCGCGGTTGAGTTCTACCAAGATCATCTGTTCAAACTTCATAAGAAGCTTGCCCCAAATGATAAATATATAAGCAAATACGTTTAAGGAGTACCAATATGGAAGCACCAAGTTTTTCACTATCAAAGCGAACAATAAATTTACTCATTATAGCCGCAGTGGTCCTAGTGGGTATATTCACACTTATTGGCATTGGGGCTAGTGCAAACAATACTGCAGTCCGCCAAGAAGAGACCATTGAAACCAGCAAGGGCAATATCAGCAAAGAAGAGCAGCGCCGTGTAGACCTGTTCAATAACCTAGTTGATGCGGTCCAGTCTGCCACCACATTTGAGCAGGCCACCCAAACCAAAATTGCCGAAGCACGAAGCCAGGGCAACAGCGGCAATATTGACCAAGCCATGCTGACGATCCAGGCCGTTGCAGAAGCCTACCCACAAATTAAAAGCATTGACCTCTATAAGCAAACGATGCTTGAATTCAGTATTACTGAAAACCGCCTTGCTTCTTATCGTGAGCAATATAACACCGATGTCAAAGAATACAATACAACGGTCCGATCATTTCCACGCAACATTGTGCTAGGTATCATGGGCTACGATGTCCGCGATTACAAACCCCTAGACTTCAAAGTAGATAACAGCCAGGCACGCAACCTATTTGATAAGCAATAGCCATGAATGATTACAAGCGTGTTTTATTGGTGGTACTAGGCGCAATACTGCTATTGCCTGTTGGCTTCACCGCTAAGGCTGCCATAGATGCAGGCGGTGAAAAGAATGCCCGAATGTACAACACGGCCATTCAAGCCACCGAAACAGACCGCTTTAATTACGCTATAGATAGCCACCAGGGCAAGTTACTGGGTAGTGGGCATTTCACCCCTACCCAGCTTGTTAAATTCCCAGAGATGAACAAAGAATATGCCTGGGTTGAAAAAACCAAAGAAGAGTACACCCGTCATGAACGTGAAGTATGCACTGACACCTACGACAGTGAGGGTAATGTAACAGGCGAAAGCTGCCACACAGAGGTTTATTATTCATGGGACTATGCAGGGTCAGATCAGCTGCAAACGCCTGCTTATAAGCTTCATGGCCGCGAATACCCAGAAAGCCTGTTTAACGATGGTGTGTTTGCTGGCGGCAAAAACTGCAGTGAATTCATGCCGCAGGGCAGCGCTGGTGGCTGGTTCAGCGATGATAAGGGCTGTACGGGCGGTTATTACTACACAGACGGTGACACACGCTATGATTACCGTGTAATTGAGCCTAGCGGCTTTGATGCTGCATTTATAGCCGATGTTAGTAACGGCAAGCTTGACCCACTGGGCGGCAGCTTCATAAGCCTAGAGCGTAAGAGCGTTGAGCAAATGGTAAAAGATGCAAACGATTATCACACGCCTGGCATAGTGTTCATTGTGTTCTGGTGGGTGCTAATACTAGGCGCTATGGGCGGTATTGCTTATGCCTGGTCAATGAAAGATAACGTATGGCAGTAATACCAGTATATGAAGTGGTGTGTGACTGTTGTGGCATGGCTGACTACATACACGGCTGCAGCAATAAAAAAGAGCTGGCGGTTGAATTAACGGCCAGGGGCTATATAGTAAAGGGTAACTGCACAAGTATTTTCTGTGATGAAAATTGCGCTGCAACGGGGAAAACATGAGCAAAATTTTATTCTTAGATATAGACGGTGTATGCAATTCAGCAGAATATGCTGAACGGCGCTTTAAGGAAACTGGCAAAGGTGGCCTACTTGGCATTGACCCAACACTGGCAGCCCGTGTGCGTAAGATCGTTAAAGCCACCAACTGTGATGTGGTCCTGTCTAGCACCTGGCGGCTATACGATAAGGCGCGGCACGATGTGCGCCGTGATGTCATTGGCTTTATAGATGTGACCCCAAACCTGCAGGCTGGTGAAAAGAATGGCATTGTGAAGCGCGGCGTGGAAGTGCAAGACTGGCTTGATCGTCACCCAGATGTTGAAGTGTACGCCATACTAGACGATGATAGCGACTTTTTAGAAGACCAATGGTTATTCAAAACGACATTCAAGCAGGGGCTAACAGAGCAAATTGCTGCAAATGTTATTGCCCATCTGAATAGTATTGACGAATAAGCATAAACTCTATACAGTTACGAATGTAAGTAATGTCTTACAAACAAAAATAACGATCTTGGAGGGTCACCATGAAAGTCTTTATTGCAAAGCTAGTGCTACGGGTACTGCAACCAAACGCACACCAGCTAGGCAAACTTGATGCCGATGGCAAAGTTGTCTGGTAACGATAGCCACTAACAGATAAGCGCCGCACCTGGCGCTTTTTTGTTTGCCAAAATGCTTGACTAACTGTAGGGAGTTTTGATATTATCTAAGTACAACCATTTAACTTATGAATTGGAGGGACTAAATGGGGTTGAGGGAAAAGATATTTGGCGCGAAACGTGAACCGCAGCCATTGGAGTTACCAGCTATATTGCAGCCAGAAGGCCCAGTAAACTATAATTCGGTGCTTGACTATCTAGTTGGGCTTAGTGATAAAGACTACCGAAAAATGACTGGCAGCGCTGATGTTTACCGTAAGGCAAACAAAGAGGTTGCAAAGATCGTTGGCGTTAAAGACGAACCAACCCACACACTATTACCAGAAAAGCCTACTGATGAAGAGGTTGATGCTGGCTTAGACACCGTAATGAATGCACACCCAGATGATCTAGTTGCTGCATTTGAAAGTGATGATAAGCCAGAAAAGCCTAAAAAAGTTCAATCAGCAAAAAGCAAAACCATCAAGGTAAAAGACGATGCCGCGCAGCAAGACTAAGCCGCAGCTGTATCTAGGCAACCTGGCTGGTCCAGAGGGAAACGCCTATGTGATATTGGGCAGAGCGCAGCAGGTAGCCAAAGAGGTGGGCGAAAACGCACTTGGTGCATCATGGGAAACCATTAACGCCGATGCAACCAGCGGTGATTATGACCACCTGCTTGAAGTAATTAACAAATACTTTGAGGTGATCTAATGAAGCGAATAAAAAATGTGTTCAGTCAGTGGAAAGCAGAGCGCCAGCGCTTAAGCGAATTATACGAACTGCTAGAAAACTTGATTGACCCAACATTTCTTGAAAGGGCTACCAATGGCATATCGTGATCTATTTGGCCGCAAGCTTAGTAAGTTTGACGTTACCCAGGCAGTAATTCATACGGTGCGCGGAAACAACCCCTACCCTGCCTATGTGGCCCGTTCAATGGGTATTGGCTACTTCAAAGCAAACCGCCTGGCAAAGCTTCTAGCTGATGCCAAAGTCACAAACCCGATGGACAGCCAAAACCGCAAAGTGCTATTAAAAGAAGATGCAGCCGTAAACGCTGCACTAAGACAGCTTAAGAAAGGGAATAAGTAGATGGGCATTGCAGGAAAAGTTATTAACGGTAGGCTAGTGGTCAAATTCAATGGTGTTGAATACCCACTTATCAAAAGCAACGCTAAGGCGGTTGAAGCCTACCTGCATACTGGTGACCCAGTGTATTTGAATGCCCTGGCATCAGAAGAAAACATAGACCGTTTTGGCGGTGATAGGAGTACAGATCGTGGCTACTGAATTACTAAAAATTAAGAAGTATGAATTTAGTGACGGCACTGTTGTATATGTGAAGATTGACTTTGCTAAAAACAAGGTATCGCTTGTAGATCAGAACGGCGCTAATTACAAGTGGCTATTTGCAGAGCGCGGCGCTGAATACATGAACGGCTGGCTAAACATTCTTGGTGCTATGCGTTATGTGATCCGTGAAGCCCGTGATGAGCTTGAAGCCTGGCAAAAAGACCAAGACGATAAGAAGCAAAAGCAGATCATAGATATTATGGTCGCGCTGGCAGAGGACAAAGAATAATGGAAGTTGCACTAACCGCATTTTTGGTGACTGTCGCTATTGTGGGCGGCATATTAAGCCCATTTTTTCTGTTCTACATTCTTACGCTTATTGGCAAGTTCTTAGAAGCGGTCACGCTGCAGCTGCAGGGTTGGGTTGAAGATGTTAAGAAGCGCCCACCATTTGAAGATGTGCAGGTGAACGTAAACCCAGCCACCAACGTTATGACGGTCCGTATGATTAAAGACGGCAAAGTTGTTTGGCAGGGTGCATCATCACGCCGCCAAATGGAAGACAACGAAACATTAACTTTTACCAGCACTGAGGTTGAGCAATGAACCTATTAGCCGCCCACCAAGAGCTTGCAAAAAAGTATGCTAACACCATAGACAAGGCTGGCTTTCAGTACATTGACGGTGTTATTAAAACGATCCGTGAGCGCGGTGAAGACCCAGTAAATTACGAAATGGTTATGACTAGCAAAACCCATGTTGATGAACCTTTTACTGTTGAGTGGGCTTTAAGAATACGCAAAATTCACAAGATTGGGTTGGTAGACTAATGGACGGTAAAAGCAAAGCATGGCGCGATGCGGCAGATCGGCTGCTAGAAGCACTGGCCCGTGATAACCAATACGTTATTGGTGACATTCTAATTATCTTTTTAGAAAGCGCAGGCTATGGCCTAGAAGACTACACCCCACTTGGCGGCGTATTCAAACGGGCCGCAGCAAAGGGCATCATCAGCCGCATTCACAGCAACCGTAAACAGGCACTATGGAAAAGTGAAGTGTATGTGAGGTGCAGCCATGTCTGAAATATTTAAGCTGGCCCTATTAGGCTTCATGTCACTGTTCACTGGTTGGGGTATGTGCCACAAAGAAGAAATGGGCTATACCTGCCGCCACCGTACCATGAGTAACGGCAAAAAGGAGTGTGGAAAATGAAAGCCTGGTACTTAGAAATAAAAGACGGTGACGATGGGCGGTTTGTAGTTTTTTCGGACACGCGCAATAAAGCACGCAACCAAGCTGATAGCAAAGACCTTTTCTATGATCGCTGGATTGACATTGTTGCTACCAGAGCGCCTAAATACGATGGGCTAGAAACATTGACCCAGCGTGAGCTTGATAAAGTGCTATGGCGTGACGGTTGGGAATGGCTAGAGTATTCTTGTCCAGCACCAGAAGAGACAACAGATGAGCAGTTTTATGACTGGTACGATAGTACGTTTTAACTAAGGCTATATGATAGGAGTTCTAATATGCCACAAGTAACACCCCCACCAATGGAAAAATTAACGCAGCACCAAAAGATTGTTGCCTACATGTGCATTCATCATGATAAGAAGTGGTGGCTTGCCAGCGATTTTATGAAGCCAGACATGGGCGCATTCTTTGTTGGCTACGAAGCCACAGCACGCCTAGCAGAGCTTGTGGGTGAAAACCCTGGCATGTTTGCCACTGAACGGCAGGGGCGCTTTAGGGCGGTCCGTGTGCAGTTTGAGACGGGCAAAGAATGGTACAGCACCATAAGCCCCAAGCTGCAGCTGATGGTCAAACGCTACTACAAGGGCAACCAGTAATGCGCCCACAGCCAACCAATAAAGATAACTTTTTGATTGAAGTTACCCCAGAGCAGCTAGATGAGCTTAGGGCAATATACCGTCACGTTGATGATGAGGGTTATGTTGAAATGCACTACTCACCATACTGGGAACGCAATAAGCACATTGGCGGCATTGAACTAACTGGCGTTGATAAAGTAAATGTTATAGATGCAGAAAGCGGCAAACTAAGGTGATGGAGGTGCAGCAAGTGATTACTACATTTCAAAAGTACATCAAAGAGTGGCATGATCTTGATGTTGCCTACTACAAAATACCCAGCTGGCGTATCTTCAAGCAGCTTAAAAACATCAGACAGCGTGAACAATTAACCAGGGTGTTTGTAGCCCGTATGAAACATCATGGGGTAATAAAGTGAATAAAATAATTGTTCAACCAATGAAGTATGAAGATGTTGAGCCAGGCAGACCGTTCTTTATTCTGCATAAAGACCCAAAGAAGCAAGATATTACAGTTTGGCAGAAGCGTGAAGATGGCTATGGCTTAGTGATATTCTTTCACGGTGAAAACTTTTGGTGCAACCCACCAACTGACAGCAGTATTGAATGGCGCGCCGTCAAAGCCATTGAAAAGTATGGTGTTACCTATCTTACCAACCCAGATGAATACATTGAGGGTTATAAAAAATGTGCATGGAATGAGGGCAATAAATACCGCCAAGATTACGCAGATAAATTTTTTGGAAAGGTCAAAAAATAATGTACGAATTCCCACCAATGAGCCTATACGCACAGCTTAGTACACCAGAAGCAATGCGTAAGCACCCAGGCGCGCCACAATGGGCATACGATGGTCAGTTTATCTGGTTTGTGTATCAACCGCCCAAGAAGCCAGATTATGGCTTTAGTGAGGGCAAAACACCCTACCCACCTGGCACTGTTGGCGCTGAACTTGAAAAGCAATATAGAACTAGCATAGGTATTAGCAATGATCGTAGCCTTTGATGTAGATGATACGCTTATTATGCCCTCTGTGGCTGCAGGCTTTGGCAATGATGTGCCTAACTACGATAATGTGCATATTGCATTCTGGTGTTTAGCGCAGGGTCACACTGTTGTTGTGTGGTCTGGCAGCGGCAAAGACTGGGCGCAGCGATGGGCTGAAAAGCTAGGTTTGCTGCCCAATGACAATGTCCGCATTTGGACTAAAGAGCGCGTGCTTGATAGTAACGATCAGCCATTGGTAGATATTGCCTATGATGATATGGAAGTTGAACTAGCAAAGGTCAATGTTAGGGTTAAGCGAATAAATAACAGTGTAAGCCGTGCAGTTTGGAACAAAACAAAGCACTTGAACACAGATAAGGAGTAAAAGGCTTATGTCGCAAAATATTAAAACATTCATTTGGGCAACTGCATTTGGATCACCCGAGCGTATTGCCTGGCTGAAAGAAAATTACAATAAACCCGTTACGGAAGATGAGTATATAGAGCATATCAAGCAAATGCCGCATAATCACCCAAAGGCTGCTA